GCCGCGCCTAAGCGCGTGGTGGGCTTGCCGTCGTAGACGCCGGGGAACAGCTCCACCATCGTCGGATCAGCACCGAACGTGCCTTGGATCGCAGACCAGATCGTCCCGCTCGGGATCACGTTGCCGAACGCTTGCATGGCCACGCCGGGCACGTCGTACCACCGGCCTTTGAGCGCAAGCGGAGCGTGCGCGCGCGACCACGCGACCCCTACAGCGTCCCCGATAGCCTCGCCCCCCAAGCTGTCCGGTAGGCTCTGCTTGGCCAGCTCGCGGAACACCGTGGCCAGCAGCTCCCCAGGGTCGGATGCCTTCATCGCGCCCATCCACGCTTTCATCGCTGGCCCCCAGCTCTCAAACTGGTAGACCGCGCCGGGCACGGACAGCTTGAGCGCAGGGGCTAGCAGCATGCGCGCGTCAGTCAGTAGCGCCGTAAAGCTGTCCGCGCTGACCTGCACAGGCACAGTCGCAACCCCGTGCGGGGTCTTGCCCCCAACGCTGCGCCCAGAGCTGACGTTACGCACATAGCCCCACCAATGGGCCTTACGCGTGGTGGCGTCTCGGATCACAAGCCACGACCCAGGGCGCACGGGGGGGCCACCGCCCCACTCTCGGATCGGGAAATAGAAGGTAGCCGACGCGCTCAGCGAGCCCGATACGCTATGCGTGAAGCTAAGCGCCCCGCACGCCCCCGTCAGGTCGCGAACGGGCCTGAAGTCCTCGTGTAGCTCAACGATCACTGGCCAAGCCTCGCCAGATCCATCGCGGCTTTTAAGGTGGCGAGGATCGCGTTAGCCGTGCCGGTCGGCCCCGCGAAGTTTAGGATCGCGCGTTCGGTCTGGTCCATGAACTCGATTAGCCGCTTGGACTGCGCCACGTCCATTTTTGCCAGCCGCGCCGCGCGCCCCTGGGCCTGGGCCTGTGACAGCGGCAAAGCCGCATCCCGCGCAGCTCCGCTAACGTCGATCTGGTCAGTGACCGGGGTGCGGTTAAAACCCATGATGCCGCGCGCCGACTGCGCCGACTCCCCCTGCCCATACAGGGCCAGCTCTAGCGCGTCCCCCTTGCCCAGCTGGCTACGCATGGCGTTGCGCACCGACTCAGGGTCTTGCAGGCCGTTGAGCCGCCGCATAGCCTCCTGTGGGCTCTTGGCACCCTGGAAGGCGTAGCCCATCAACGCAGCCTGCCCCAACCCTGCGAAGTTGGCCCCGAAAGCCTGCCCCGCTCCCGTAGCGGCCTGCATCAGCCGCGCGCCAGCTCGCCCCGCCCCCGTACCGGACACGGCGGCGATCCCCGTCTGGTGCAGCCCCTTGATCGACTCAACCAGTCCCGTCTCATCCGTCAGCAGGCCCGCGCCTGATCGACCCGTGATCGTGCCGGTCAGCGATTGGATCAGCTCATCGGCGCGCGCGCCGCTCAAGCCCAGCTCTTGCGTCAGCCCGCCCGCAGTCGACAAGCGCCGGGCCAGCTGCTTGAGGCCACCCTTAGCGCCGCCGCCTGGGCCGAACGTGCGACCCAGCCCCACAAGGGTGCTCATTGAGCCGCCTGTGGCGCGGTAGCTCATCCCCTTGTCGACCACGGTATCAAGGTCGCGCATGCCCAGGCCGGGCAGCCCCAGCCCCACGCTGGTTGACTCGTAGGTCCGCGCCGCCTCCTGGGGCTTGACGCCCCACTGGCGCGCGAAGTGCTGGTAGTTGATGCGCTTGCTGAACAGGTCGTAATCGGTGGGGTTGATGCCCGCCGTCGCGCCGTTTAGCCCGGTTGCCGCCATGACCGTGCGCATCTGCGCTTGCTCTAGGCTGGCCGCGTCCCCCGCGAGCCCCATGCGCTTATTCAGGCCCATCGCGCCAGCGCCACCGGCCAGCGCCAGCGCAGCCGCCGCCACGGCAGCAGCGGGGTGCTTGATTTTCTTCAGCATCGACACGATGCCGCCCACAGGCACGCTCAAAGCAGCCCCAGGCCCCCCGGCGAGTGTTTTAAGCCCGCCGCCCGCAAGGTGGACGCCGCCCATACCCAGCGCGGCTAGGGTGCCGCCCCCCGGCATCATGGCGTTGCCCCCTGGGCTCATAGCACCCAGCAGGCCGCCAGTCCGTGCCGCGTTGACCTTGGCCGTCCAATCCTGATTGACGCCGCCACCGCCGCCGCTCAGCGGGTTGAACGCTCGGTGCCGGGCCTCGGCCGCCTGCTGTCGCCCCGTCCACAGCTGATCAGACGCCTCCTGGGCAGCGCGCGCCTTGACCGACGGCGCAACGCTAGGCCCGCCCACCATCGTGCCCTTGATGCCGTCGTCTGCCGTGCTGGCTGTGGCCCCACCCGGTAGGAAACGCCCGCGTGCGTCTCGGCCATCTGACCGGCCTGTAGTGCTACCCGTGGCCCCGCCCACGCCTGCGCCTGGGGTTGGCGCTCGCATGCTGCCCGTGCTGCTGGTGCCGCCGCTGCCGGGCACGCTAGACCCACCGCTGCCGCCGCCGACGCCCAGCCCGTCAGCGCGCGCAGCTGCCGCGTTGAGCTTGTCGAGTAGGCGGGCGATCCCCGCCTCCGCGCTGCTCACGTCGGCCTTGACCTCAATACTGGTAGTGTGGCGCTCGTTACTCACTGGCCGCGTCCTCCCATGCCTCGCGCTCCCAGGCGTCCACTACAGGATCGCCTGTGACCAGCCGCCCCTGTGAGTCTCGGCCTACGGGGTTGGCCAGCGCGCGCCACTCCGCGTCTGGTAGCGCCAACAGCACGCGCTCAAGGTCGTGCAAGTCGACGCACAGCGGATCAGGTGTCCGCGAGCGCCACCACCACCCCGGCGACCCCCTCGCCGCCCTCACCCGATCCAGCATCGCGGCGAAAGTAGGCGGTAGCGTGGGCCTCCACGGCACCCACGATGCTGAACAAGAGGTTATCGTCCTCCTGCACCGCGTCCTCCATCCACGGGGGCGCGTCCTGTACCGCCACCGCGAAGGTGGCCATAGCGTGAAAGCGGGCCTGGGCGCGCGCGCTGAAGTGATCCCACGGCCCACCCGCCAACACGGCCGCCATGTGATCGATGTGCGTTCGTTGCTGGCCCGTGGGGGCCGTCACAACGACCGTCGCCGTGCGCTCGTGATAGGTGACGTGCGCCGGGCGATCACGGGGCACAGGCGCGCTCACAGCCGCCTTGCTGGGGTCGCTGGCGTCACGCGCCGCGCGAAGGTCAAGGGTGCGCATTACGCCTCGTCCTCATCCTTCATGCGAATGCCCTGGAACGAGACATTCTCGGACAGGACGCCAGCGCCATCCACCGACCAGCCGCGCTGCTCGATCACGCAGCCCGTGATCGTCTCCATCGCCTCATCGGTGATCGGGTCGAACAACACCGCGTCGAGGGGCGGGAAGTTGAGGATCGCGGCCGTGTCCCCGCGCGCCATCAGGCCCAGCGCCTTGGCGCTGCCCCGCTTGATCCGCACGATGGCAGCGGTGAACTGGACCATGCGCCGCATGGGCACGATCTCTTTGCTGTAGGCGTCCCCCAGCACGTCGATCCGCTGAAGGCTCTGCGTCTCGCTGCCGTTGCAGTTGGTCGCATAGCCGACCTCAGTGTCCCCGATGTAGAGCTTCGCTCGCGCGCCGCTGATCGTCTGAGTCGCCATCTATCAGGCCCCCGGAATGCGGACGACCGAAGCCGCCAGAACAATGAAGTTGATCGGCTCGACGGCCGCCGCCTCGTAGTTGATGCGGAAGGTATCGCCCAGATCGTCAACGCTCATGTTGCGCCACGCTTTGATCCAGCCCAGCCGGACCTGCTCATCGAGTCGGGAGCTGGCCGCCGCCTTGATGCGGCCCGCCGTGCCTGCGATGGCCGGATTGCCGATGCGGGTGATCAGCGCGCTGCGCAGGTCGCGGACGCTGGTCTGCACGCTCTCCCAGGCCGACACCTCGGACAAGATGGGGTTGTCGTCGGTGAGGTAGGTCGTGACGCTGCGCGCCACCTTCCAGCCCAGGTTGTCCTTGCGGAGAATGACCACGCCAGCCGCGATCATTTCCTCCGCGTCGATGTTCGCGCCCCAGGTCTGGAACACGTCACGCACGCGGGGGCGGTTGTTGGTGAGGGGCCACGCAATCGGGCTGCCAGCCTGTCCCGCGCCCATCATCAGGGCGAGGTAGCTGGGCTCCAGCGTCGGCGTGGTGCCGTTGGGGTGGTCGACCTCGATCTGGTCGCCCACCAGCGCCACATAGCGCGTGTTGAGCGCCGCCGCCGCCGCCTTCACCTGGGCCTTGGTCTGGTTGCCGACCGTGCCCACCCAGGCGTTGCGCTCATAGCCCTGGAGCGCACTGTCGGTGCAGTGCTTGCTCATCAGGCCGTGGACAGCTCCGTCGGTGCTCAGCGGCACCACGATCTGCACGTCCTGATCCTTGATCGTGTCCAGCGCCGCCTGCCAGTCGGTCGTGCCGACGGGGCTGGCCTCGGACCCACCCAGCATGTTGCCGCTCTGATCGCTGCTCAGGTCGACGGGCAGCAGGCTGGTGCCCCGCTCGGCCTCCACCAGCTGCGACACAGCCAAGCCGCTGACCAGCTGCGCCACGTCGGACGTGAGGGTCAGCAACGCCAACGCGCTGACCTCGCCGTTCGTCGCGTCCAGATCGGCCGCGTCGGTGCTGGCCGCCGTCGGGTCCAGGGTCGCCGTGGCCCAGCCGTTGATCTGCCCGATCTCGGTCAGGACGCCGGACACCTTGCGGCCCGTGTGCGGGATCAGCCGCCCGTTGTCACAGCCCACAGTCACGGCAGGCGTGAGCGCGCC